CCAATAATAGGTGTCATCTCAGCAACAAAAGTAGCAGCATCTTTAAAGGACACATCTGGAATGTCTACTTTTAATGTGTCTACATATCCACTCCATTGATCTGCAGTTCCACCTTGAAACAACTCTTCTGTCTGGTTGTCTAAGTCAGCCAATCCACCTTTGTCAAACTTTAAAGACTCACTTCTTTCTCTAGCAGAATTTATAGCATCTTTTTTACTTTTGTGGGTACTCGTAGGTTCTATAACTTCCGCATCTAACATCATTCGAAGTATGTCATCGTCATAAGCATAACCATTATGGATGGTAGGTACATTAATCCACTTACCTTTATATTTAAAGGTAGTAGATTTTTCAGAGACCATTTCACCATCAGGTGTTTCGTATACCTCACGACCAGCCTGAGTCTTTTTCCCTGTAGATTTACCTACTTCAGCCATTTACTTTGTCCCTAAGATACTTAAACTTATTAAGGCAAGCTGCCTGACCTTGTAATCTAAATAGATCTTCTACAGAGCTAGCTTGTTCCATCTCTCGGTGGACAGCAGCTAATCTAGAGTCAAGCTCTGCAAGAAAAGATTCCCACAGAGCCTTATCATTTACTAGGGGCTTTAGATTATGCATTACTGTACTGGGCCTTGTCCTGTGTTACCTGAGAAGCCCTGTTCTCCTGGCTGAGGGGCTGTACCAATACCGATATTACCCCCACCGCCTCCAGCGGTATCCTGCACTCCTGGTGGTCCTCCTGCTCCCTGAGGAGCTTGTCCCGGTGGTGGTGCTGGTGGTGGGTTAGCTTCTTGGAACTTCTTAAGGATCTCTGCCTGTACAGCTGCGTCACCCATAGAGTTTACTAGCTTGTCTGGATCAAGATCCATAGACTTAGCAATCTCACGGATAATGTAATCCATCTTAGCAAATGGTGCTAGTACCGGATTCTGTACTACTTGCAAGAACTGCATAAGTCTTTGGCTACGTACTTCATTAGCCATCAAGCTTTCTGTACCACGAGCCTTAACATCAAGGTCACCCTTAATCTCTGGGTCGTAGTCAAACTGCATGTTGAAGTGAAAAAATGCTTTTGCCAGTGGCGCTAGAAGATAATCATCTACGTTTTTGATTACGTTTCTAATACTGCCATTAGCTGCAGACATAAGCATAGAGATACCAGAGGCTGTTCTACCTACACCAGATACCCCCGTCTGCCCGTGAGCAAACGAAGGAAATCCAGTAGATTCATCCGCAAGTACACGAGCCTTGTCAAACATCTGCATGTTCTCATTAGACACGTTAGGGAACTTGGTGCCGAAGATAGCTTGACCCGGAGCACCCCCTTGACGACGGAAAACCTTTCCCGGATAAACACTTAAGTCTTGCCCAGGTACTAGATTAGTTTCGTCCACCTCAATCAACATATTACCAGACAGTGCAGCATTGTCAACAGCCATACGCATAAAGCCGTTCATCAATGTTTGAGTATCATCCATGTTCTCTGCAAGGCCTACGCCAAACATAGAGTATGGGTTTACTTCGTAAGGCACTGAATAGTATGGAATAATAGAAGGTGTAAATGGGTTCATTACAAGACGTAGCACTTGTCCATTACAAACCCAGATATTTACAGACACTTGGTCCATATCTTTAAGTTCATCTGGTACGTCTACCTCGTGCCCTTCAAGTACTTCTGTATCCACGTTACCCCAGAATTCCAGAACTTCGAAACGCTCTGCACCGGATTCTTGGGAATTATCCTCCATAACTTGCTCCCACCACTCTTTAACATAGGACTCACCCATGCTAACAGCTGTGTCAATAGAGTTTTTACGGAAGAAAGGACGGTTCTTAAGATTGCGTAGCTGTGTGCGAGACATCTTGTGACGTTCAACCACGTACTCAGCTTCGTCCATATTAGCTGCATCTGGATCAGGATAGAAATTCCAGATAGAAACTGAAGATGTTTGCGGAACTGTTTTATAAATTGGCTCATACTCACCCTCATCGGACCAATTAGGATACTCTTTGTCTACAGCAAATGGGCCTTTCATGACCCCTGTGCCAAACAAAGCACATTCAAATGCAGCTACACGTAACTGTTTGTTTGCATTAGATTCTTCCAGCTGGTCATGGATTTTCTTTTCCATCTTCTTAGCTGAAATCATAGCTGGGTGGATAGTAACTTCTGTAGCTGTACCGCCAGTACCTTCTTTAAGTTCTGTGATAACCGGAGAAAGTTTTTTCTCTAGACCTGCAAGTCTTTCACGCAAGTCAGCTGAAGTTTCACCTGGAAGAAGTTTCATTTCTTCTGGCGAAAACTCAGCTTTAGCTTTTTGCATATCAGTGTTAGTTTCAAAGTTTACTGACTCTGCAACACCTTCAGGTAAAGTAGTGGGGTCAATAGAAATAGGAAACTTCGTATTACCAAACAGTACTTCTACAATCTGACCGTATGCAGCAAGTACTTTTGTTTTAGTAACTTTAACAAAGACCTGGGACTTTTCTGTAGAAGTAAACTGTACATCAGAACCATACAATCCACGGTAGTTTCGATAGGCTTTTACCCAGCGCTGCTCTTCAGTTTCTCTTGAAGTAGATGCTTTTGAATACCTGTCTGTAACTAAAGAAACAATAGTTCCAACTACAGGATCAGAGTAACCATCTTTATCTGTGTCTTCAATAGCCCTAGAATCAGCTGAATCCATAGCCATTTCGTTTTCAAAGATTTCGTCTTCTTCCATGTTACTTCCTAATAGCCAAAGGTTGGATCACTTATTTGAAAACCAGAACTTGATGTTGGGTTATAATCAAATAGGCTGCTTCTTGGTCTTGTCATTACACCATAACGCAATGCATCGTATAGGTGGTCTTCTGCATGAGTATCTACATCTTCTGGATTATTCTTATCCAAGGGTATAGAAGGTAGTTGAGAGATTAAGTTTTTGCAAGTGTTAAAAATAACTAATCTAGGTTGTTCAGTAAACTCATCTACTTGAAGTCTTCTGTGTATTTCGTTCTTACCCGATACACGAGAACCTTTAGATCTATCTGCAGGTCTCCACCTGCAACCTTTAACAATCATCTGTTCTGCGAGTGAAGGTCCAGTATCCCCTCGTTTGTGCCAGAGTGAGCTGTCAAGAACTCCGTAGCGAATTTTTTCTTCAGACTCAGCCTCCAGTATCATATCAGCTAGATCTGTGGCTAAAACCTTTTGTACATACATTTCCCTATATACAATTAGCTGTTCATCAGGTGCCACTGCTATCCAGACTATTCCACTATAAGATCCATAACCGTAGTCAGCTGCTCTAAATTTTGGCCAGCTATGCGGTATATCAAAAGGTTCTACTACATGGATTCTTCTGTTAAACTCTGGAAAGGCTGCGCCCTCGTTAATATCCCAGTCACCTTCTAGCAATTGTCTTCTTTGATGTTCAGGTAGCGAAAGCAAGTTAGCTTCGTACATTCCATCATCGGCTAGGTAAGGATTGTCAAACAGTGTGGCTGGAATAAATCTTCTTTTAAATAGTGGTTGACCTTCTCTTGTGTGTCCCTTAGGCCAAGCAATAGTTTCACCAGTTTCAGGATCAGTAGCCCAAAAAGGTTTCCTTTGAGTACCGGGATCAATAAAAGTTTTCTTAACCCACTGATGTCCCGGACCTCCAGGGTTAGTAGTAGCTCTCATGTAAAGTGGTAGGCCACTAGCTTTAGTAGTACGTAGACGAGACCTCATATAGTTCCAGGGATATGGAGTGGACCACTGAGTAAGTTCGTCAAACCCAATCCAGTTAAATGCTTGACCTTGGTATCTCATAACGTCATCGTCACGATCAAGGTACGACATCCAGAGAGTAGCTCCACTGGGTGCTACCCAAGTCTTGTCTCTCTCCATAAACTTGATACCCGGTATTGCTCTGGGGTATAGCTGTTTACTTACCGAGATAAGTTCTCTAAGTTCTTCTGTGCTACGACGAACAAGAAGCATCTGTGCATTTGGGTTATTCAAGTACCGCACAGGATCAGCAATCATTGCGTAAGATTTGCCACCACCAGCTGACCCACCATACAAAACTTCCTGTTCAGTGGAAGCTAGAAATTCTGTTTGTGGCCCAGGGTTAGGTTCAAAAAGAATTTCTCTTTGCGCAGCAGCTACATCAATAGGCTCAGGCTTTACCTGGGCTGGCACTGTCTTCGACAGGACGTCTTTTACCGAGTCTGTTGGCTTCGAGCTTTTCCGCTTTTTCTGCTGCCTCTTTGTACCTTTCGGCATAGAAGCGTTGGATTGAAGCTGCTGCCTTACGTTTTTGCTCAATCTTAACCCTCTTAAACAAACCTACATGAGATATATATCTACCAGATGCTTCACTTAACCAAGCAGCCACCTCACGGTAACTGTACTGACTTAAGTGTTTCTTAGCTTGTTCAAAAAGCTCCAGCTCTTCTGGGATTGGAAGTAGTATATCAGAGTCATCAGGATCTTGTCTATACCCAAATGGAAGAAACCTTCCAACTCTAACTAAAGGTACCCACTCCCATTCACCATTTACTTTTTCAGGTTTAGGTAGTTTCCAAGTTTTAGTTTTCATTTTCTTTTGGAGGCAAAATAAATAAAGGACTTTCTGCTTTCACTTCAATTTTGTCAGTCTTAACAAAACCTGCACGATCCATAAAGTCTTTTGCTGCTGCCATCTTCTCTTTGTTGCCCAGGTCAGTGGGAGATCTCATTACTTGCATCATAGCCCAAGCTGCAGCTGGGCCACGAGTTGCGATAAAGTCTTTAGTTCTTTCAGCTACTTCATTTTTTAAAGCAGACATAAGAGTAGTAGAAGACGTGCCTTCGGCATACCCTGCAAGCTTTAACGCTTTTACAGGGTTGCCTTCAGCCTCTTCAAACAAAGCATCTAAAAATGCTTGTTGTTTCTCTGTTAGGTTACGAGCCATATATCCTCTGCCTAATTTCAGAACGAGTAATTCCAATATCCTTGAGTTCTTTATTACTCATACTTTTTAGGATATAAAAATCTGCACGGCGTTGCTGAGTTTCTTGGATTGAGTGGAGTACTTTTTTAGCGAAGTTAAACATTTTATTCCTCATAGGTTATGCTGCAAGCAGCTTATGAAGAATAGTTTTACATATATAGTTATATCATACCATAGACAATAATGCAACCCCGCTATTACCCTACTGGGATGAAGGTTTCCGTTACAGTAAGAATAGTGTCAATGTGCCCAGCAGATGTAGGTACGTTTTGTATCTTGTCACCCGGCTGCAGTACTAGGTCGATGTCGGAAAAGGTAACGTAATCACCTGCATTTAAACTCTTACCTGAAAGAAAGTGAGACGTGTAGTTATCAGCTGCTACATACCACTCTACATCTACAGAGTTTGTACTACCACCACCATTAACTATGTGGATGAACGTAACCTCAGCTACACAATTAGCAGGACATGTATATACAATCTCTGTAGCAGTGCCACTGTTGTGGCCATACACAGAACGCATACGTGATGGTTTACCTGGATTGATTAAAGACATATATTCCTACTTTGATTTTTTACGGGCTGCCATAAAACGATTAAAACTTTCTTCAGTTTTACCCATAGAAATAGGAAGACCCGCAGCTTTCTTTTCTTCATTTGACATGTTTTGAAATCTTTGGTAACTAGGGTTTGCATTTTGCTTTCTAGCTATTTCTGCTATCTGTCTTTTTTTAGTTTCGGCACGACCGTCTCCACGACCACCTTTAAGAAGGTTTTTAACTTCTATCTTGTCTGGATCAGATGTAGGTCTGGCTTTGGGCCGCAAAGATTTCTTAGGGGCTGCTGCTTTTGCTGAAGCCTTCTTGAGATCTTCTGCATAAACTGCAGCCATTACCTTACCATTCTTATCGGTGTAGTACAGTGCCCCAGCTTTTTTAGCGGCTGCAATACTTTTATATTTTCCAGCCTTAGCTTTTTCTTTAGCTAGGGTTGAGCCTTTAGCTTTAATTTGATTATTAAGATATGTACGAAGTGCGACAGCCATTACTTCTTTCCTTTTGACTTAGTTACTTTTTTAGCTACCTTAGTAGTCCAGGCTTCATTCTCAGGCGTACTTGGATCATCCTTTACAAAGTGCCCTTTGTCAGTACGAGCACGGACTCTCTTTGTTGTAAGAATCTCATCAACCTTAGAATCTACACACCACATCTGACCGTAGGGGTCAGTGGATGCTAGCACGTCACCCATACGAGTTGTGACGTTTTCTTCAGTTACGGCATAGCCATGCTTTTCAAGTTCGTCTTTATAATCTAAGAAGTTCATTTATTTTTACCTTGCGTTGGTTTCATAGAAGCACCACAGTTTGCCTTAGTGACCGAACCACCGTGTGCATAACCAGATTTCATAGGCTTCTTTTTAGCCATACCACCACCCATGTAACCAGATTTATGATCTGAGTCTTTCATCATAGTGCCATCAGGCATTTTGTGATAACCTTTTTTCATTGTGAGTCCACCCTCGTTTGCTCTAAATTTTGCTGTTTTCTCTGCGATTTTCTTTGGTTGCTTTACAAATTGCTTGCCCGCCGCCGTACCTTTACGTTTAGTTGCGGTAGTAGCTGCATATTCTGCAGGAGATAAAGACTTAATAGCTTTCTCTGGTAAGTATCTCTCACCAGTCTTAGCACTAGGCTTTCCACTCTTTGTGCGCCACTTCTGTTTTGTCCAGTCCTTTAGAGACTTTTGGGAAGCCTTCATGACGTGTAGCCTCCACCTTTAGCTTTGTATTGCTTCGCAACCATCTGGGCTTTTCTCGCAGACCATTGTCCAGGCTTTCCACCTTTTGAACTCGCCTTGGCTTGGGCCACAAGTTTCTTACGCATTGTTGGTTTGGTATAGTTACCAGCTGCATTTACTGTAGACTTCTTTGCTTTAGTCATCAGGCTGACTCTCCTATTTTAAAAC